TACCACAAGAACCACAACCGGTACCACAAGAACCACAACCGGTACCACAAGAACCACAACCGGTATCACAAGAACCACAACCGGAACCGCAGGAAACACAACCGGAACCGTTACAGGTGCCAACGGAGTCTCAAATCTCTCTTAATCAAGGAACTGAAAACCCTGATCCTCAATTGGCCGACCTACTAGAGGAATGGGGAGATCTGGCCACCATCGGTCCGGAAATCAAAGAGTTACAAGGAACAGAAATCCCCGAGGAACTGATCGAAACCGTTATGGTCAAAGTGCTCAAGGAAGAGCATGAGATCGTATACGATGTGGAAAACTATCGAGAAGTCTTGGTCAAGGAGTTGACACAATCCTTACAACAGTTGAACATGCGTCCACGAATGATTGATCACATCATTGATGGTTATTTAAGCCTGACTCAAACCAGCTGGCAAGAACTCCAATCCAGGAAAGGACGAGACTTGGATAATCCGATCGCAGATGCCTATCTGCGACATCTGACAGAAACTCCTTCAGAACCCGCTGATTATCGCCACCCCTGGTTAATTCCAATCGTCACTGATGCGATTAAAGCTTACCATCCTGAACTCGATGTGTCTCGCGGGGAACGAGCCAATGCTGAAACGGCCACAACGGAAACACGAAGCGAAAGTAAGCTCTTCCGCGATGCCACTAAGGGCACTGATAAAAGTATCATGGAAAAATTCATGAAAACTCATTCGAGATACGTTCCCACCGACCCGCAAGGTCAGGACTTACCGATCTCAAGCAATCCCAACCGATATACATTTGTCACCCCCGATCCCATGAATCAGGATTATACCATTCAGGTCCTCCGTGAACATCCTCTTCGATTTGGGTCATTTGTCCTTCGCAAAGCTTACGGAAGCGTGACCAAAAGAGTCGACCAATACGAAGCCCATGGTCGCAAATATAAACAAGTTACGGGAATCACACAATATCAAGTGCTTAACGGAGAACTAGTCAACATGGTGGGACTCTTGCGACTACCAGCAGGTGTCTCCCATCTCAACATTAATACGATCAACACCCAATTATCGCTCTTGATTTCCGAATCGGACAGGGCTCGTTGGTCGCATGCACCATGGAAAAACCTGCATTTCTATTCTAATTTATCACAAATTCAAACCCTTCTGTCATTGAAATCTCACCAACGTGCCTTCGCGATCATTTTCCCATCTCAAGCCACATCAGAAGAGAGATACACAATCGTGGCATCTCTGGTTCCCCATCTTAACAATGTGACATCAGTTCACCGCCATCTGATTGCTCAATTGGACAACTTGCGACAGATCGATGATTTGATGAATATTTACGATCTCTCTGTCCAAGATTTAAAAACAGAGACCGCGTCACCTTCAGCATCCAGCTATACTGAAGTGATTCAAAACTTACAAACACGAATCCGTCAACAGAAAGAGCAATACGAAACTCGTGCGGCACAAATTCGAGATCTTTCTGCTCAGCTAACCGTATCATCAACGCCCACATCTCCATCTGGATCTGTAATCATCGATGACCGTCTTCTGCAAAATCCCATTCTTCTGCAAGCCTATGGTCCATATCCTGACCGGATGACACCCAAAAATACACCACTTAACCGAACGGCCTGGATCGCTCAACAACTGGATCGCGGGCAATTGTACTATCTGATTTCTCAACAGAATAAGTTACAGTTGCAACAACAACGGACACCACAAACTAAAAAACTGTCGGATCTACAAGCACAGATTGATCAACTATCCAGTCAGTTAAACGTGACTCTTCAAGGGCTTCCACAAGATCCACAGACTCCGGGACTCAATCACCCTTTAGTCTGGGTGGAACCCATTTCATCTGAAGGGAAATTGAAAATCTCCGTTTGGGATGAAGGACGTTACCTCCCTCTCGCGATCTACACACAAAAACAGCGCCTTCAATCACTACGTCTCGAAACACAACACATCACACTATTCCAACAAATTCCTTCTGTCCTTGCTACATTAGAATCACGGATCCGCAAATGTCTCATGAAAAACTTTTTGGCTCAGTACATTACTCATCAGATTTATCATCGAATGCCATTGACAACCGCGATTGATGTTTCACAGTTAAAAATGGTGGTTAACGCACGCACCCGATTGTTTAATCAACTCAACCAGGAAGGTCAAGCATCCTATCTTCGCAACCAATGCGAACTAAACGAATACTCACATACCTATGTGGATCGTCTCACTCATGAACCGATTGCATGCGAACATATCGGTATTCGATTGTTTGGTCAGTCTATGGAGAAGTATGTGGAACAACACCAATGCCGATACTGTCATGTCCAGTTTGACGATCCAGATTTCGACACAGTCGAATTTGATGAAGATGGGTTAGTCACGCGAGATTTGAGAGTTGAACCCACCGTCAAAATGACCACAGACCTGGTTCTTAATCCCACCCGGTATGCAGGACAAGTTGATCAAGAATTATTCAAAATCCTGAAATATTGGTTGTCAGATGCGATCGGGTTCCAAGCCACACCGGAACAATTGGACGTAATGATTCAACTGTATCTCAAATTGGTCAATAATAATGCTCTCAATCAAAACCTGAGAATTAAAACCACAGATCAAGAAAAATCTATGCTTTCAGCCACCAAGCAATATCAATCGGGTGACCTGAGTGGTGTGGTCATTTTTAAATCAATAATGGACCGCTATCTCATGATAGTGACCGCAGCCATTGTCGTTACTCAGCTTCCTTTCGAAAAAATGACTGATCAACTGATCTCTTCTCAGGTAGAACCTTGGAAATTTGCAAGAATCATCAAGGAATCGTACGCTACAGCGGACTCTGAGGAAAGGATTGTCCTCGATAGTCTCTTACAGGAAGACCTTTTGACTTTTCTGAAAGAAAATTATCAATTCGAACCATTGAATTATCTTCAAACCACGTTGCAAAACTCGGTTAAGATCGCATCACAACAATATGAACCAACACCGGACCAATCTCGTGCCGAGAAAACCGTGCATTCCACAGTAGATATCTTGATTGAACCTCCATCTGTCTCTCCTACACAGGGATATACAACTGCAGAGGAGTACAAAGTACTCAAACTGAAAATTCGTGCTCGACTCAATTACTTGAATGCCATCATGGATTATGAATACCAAACCTTGGTGCAATCACTCTTCGCGTTAATCACGGAAAATGAGGAATTGACCAATGATCTGATCTCTCAACTTCCTGAGCCACCATGTTTTAAATCAGCAGCCGAACTGATGGAAACAGTGACTGCTTCTGAAGGACCCATTTGCGCCATCAAAACCGATCTCTATCTAGATTATCTACTCTCGTCAGTTATATCTTCCACAACTCCAGCTCCCGCTGGAGTTTCGATTGAGGTGCTGTCTCGGAAACAGTGGGTCGATACTCAACTTCAAACCTTATTGAATCGCGAAAACATTCAACGGTTGAGAACGTCAATCTATCACCAGGCTGATGAAAAACACCAACTTGCCACCCGTTATCAGCAACTAATTCTGCGAGCCTATCCACCTGTTCAAACACCCATTCTCAAAATCACTTCTAATGGCAAATACACCTATCAATTAACAACATCAGGAAAAGAGTGGCACCCGCATCAAATAGAATCACCACAGCCATTGACTTTACTCTCTATTCCTGTGATCACAACGGCAGTTTTGACACAAGAGATTAATCTTCTCATGAGTAAACTGAAAAGTTGTGATGATGTGCCATCATTTGATTTAAAAGAAGTGTTGAATTTTAATCAATTGGATGACGAGCATCGTGAGGCTATTAACCAGATCGAAAATCGTTTCAATCACCAATGGGATTCTTACATTGTCCGAGAAATTCTTTCTCATGAAACGGCATGTGTCAACCACGCCAGCAATGACTCCATCCGCGCCAATTTCTATCTTCTCCATGGGATCGCCAGTAGTCTCAAAAATTACGGTTATTATGGCCACATGATTACCTCCAGCAATCACGAACATTTGAAAGAAACATTCAAATCTTATCAAATTAGTCTCAATAATCAACAGATTGATCGCCTAATCGGTGCCAGTCAAAAACAAGAATCGACCATTAGTCAAATTCCCACCTTTATGCAACGATTTAAAGACGAGATCGCGATTACATCAACTACTTCCGTTGTTCCACAACCTTCGTTGTCCATCAAAAACGTGAATCTCTATTTGTTAACACAAATGCTCCAAGAAATCAACCGTAATTGGCCTACCAATCCTGAATATCATGCGGATTATTGCCTGTTTGTGACTAATTTCTTATCGATTGTGAAGTCACAACACCAAATTTTGAACACTCCATCACATGAAGTGGACAATTTCCAAATTTACATGCGCGAAAAGAAGAAAGCTGCTCAACATTCACCAGAAGATGAATTCGAAGTTAAATTGACGAAGGCCCGAAGACAGTTAGGTTTTTACATGGAGGAAGAAATGGAACAGAAACCGACTAAACCTGAGAGTACTGAAGGTGCTGAGGGTGAAGCTGAAATGGGACCGGATCAAGATGGTGTGATTGAGGGTGAAAAAGAAACGGATGGTCTCAATCCAGACATGATGGATCAACTGGACGACAATGACCATTATTAAACTTAATTAAGAGGAAGGATGACATCCTCTCTCCATGATATAATTATATGATATGCGGAACCATATCATATAATTTGTCATATATTAATATATGATCGAGCTGATTATTATTTTTCTAATCCTCGTTACTTATTTAACTTTGATTGCACACCGACGGTTGTCAGTGTCGCAAGAAACTTTTACGGATCAAACACGAGTTCCCACCGATCAACCAGATACGTTGGATTGGGATTTTCATTCCCCCAAAAGTGCCATTCAAAACTTCAATGAAACCACCGATCCGCGCTCACAACAGGATGTCAATCAACCCAAAGGCTACAATAGTCACCAATTTGTGGACCAGTTACAACCGGTACCGACATGGGTCTATCCATACACTTTTATCAATCGTCAATTTACTCGGATTTTGACTCATTTGGTCCACCAAATCGAAAAAGATTACAATCGCAATGCTCGACTCCACGAGCGTAATAATCAAGAATGGAGACAAATTACCGATTATCGAGAAGGCACATGGGATCAAATTGATGACCGGATCAAACAATTAATTCTCGATATTATGGAACAAATTAATCGTCGATTTAACCTCGATGTTCCCATTGTCGAATTCCGCCGTGATCATATCCGGTACCATTGGGTCTCGGCCACCGAAGTGTTCATTATTCTCTCAGTCTATAAAAAATATACGATTACCGATATCAAATACTTGACAGATATTGATCCAAATATCAATCAACATCTTAAAATGAATTTTGAACAAGACTTGTTGATCGGATTGGATGATCTCGATTTTCCCTCCAGTCGAAACTCTCAACACAATCACTCATCTCACATTAAATATCTACGTCTGCCTCAACTCAATTACGAACAAGAAGACATCTGGGATGATTTGCCATATGTTCATGAATATGACACACGCTTTTACCTGGCTAAATCAAAAGATCCGATGTACCGCTTTATGAATAATACAGAGGCTCGTGATGCCTACATCGCCAAAATTAACAAAGACAAACTCCAGACACAATCACGATGTTTCCCATCGCAATTAACCCCCCAAACCGCCTCTGTTGCTCCCCAAGATCCTCTGGTTTGTGATCAAGAAAATGGTCTTTGGGATCATCCATGTCAAAGTGACAATGAATGCCCCTATTATCAGAAGAATCAGAATTACCCTAATACGTGGGGCGGGTGTAACCGTCAAACAGGATATTGCCAAATGCCAATCAATGTGAAACCGCTGACATTCCATACACCCGCTAATCCTCAGGATGCACCGTGTTATAATTGTCCCAAAGGAAACTTGGGACCGAACTCTATTGGTCCCTGTTGTCAACAGCAAGTACGCCCGGATTACGCATTTGAAAACGACCTCTCAATCCGTCACAAAAATGCGGAAATCCTGAAACAACAAAACCAGAAATGGTCAGCTTACTAAATTGGCGATTTTATTCATCTCAATATATAGTATTAAACAGTTGGTCAAATGTGGGTCCATAATCGTTTTCTAAATGATGTTCTCGTAGTTGTCGATGATCGCATTTTCCATCAATTAACACACAATTGGGGTTACTGATATTAGTGTACAAACCGGAACTACGGTAAAACTGTTGTGCCCCTGGATGGACCGGGATTGGAAGCCTCAGATCAGTTAACGATGCGCTATTAATCGGTTCATCCACAAATTCCAACTGGTTTAATAGGTTGAGATTGAGTTTCAAATTGAGCAATAATTGATAGACGGATTCTTCGGGTGTTTGAGCGTTACTCAGCAAGTGATAATGTAAACACAATGTATTGATGAATCGGCTCTTGTACTCGGTTACTGGCAATTTCGGATGAGTGGTAAAAATTTGGTCATTAATGGCTAGATTCTGATAGTAAGTCTTCAACCGTTCTTTTTCGATGATTGATTTGGAATAATATGGGTGTGTTCGGTAAAATTCTTCTTCTTCCAAAGACATACGGTAGATGTTACCGTTATTGTATTTGATGATTTCAACCAATCGAGTTGTTCGTGTGTTGATCAAATTGAGAATCGTGGGATCTGGATGGGTTCGACTCAGAATAACTACCTGAACTTCGGGGCCATAATGTTGCAACAATTCTCGATCATCGTAATAGGTCAAACAGATATCATGATTAATACGAATTTGATATTGTAAAAAGAGATCCATTGCAATCGCATAATCACTGGAATCTTTGGGTCCAACATTAACCACCATTTTTGATCCCCTGAGATCATCTAATTCGTTGAGTTGCATATTAGTGGTTAAAATATTAATCGGTAATGAATACAGAGAGCAGACAAATCGTATTTGATCACTGGGTGTGGTCTCAAATTGTTTTGTTAACCGATTGAAAAGTTGATGAGTTTCAATGGATCGTGAGAGTGTTAATTGAATACGGTTTTCATTTAATAATTGATAACGATTAACTCCTCGGTTAATCAGCAAGGTGTCCAAATTGAATGGCATTAATTCTTTGAGTTGCTGAATTAATTCAAATTCATTACCAAAAAGTTGGGAGGGATCAATTCCGATAAAATGGGTTTTTTTGTACTGAGTAAAAAATTTCCTGGTAAATGGTTCGATGACATGGGTGGGGTCACGATTGATTCCTACTTGGATAAGAACAAGAAGGATGACAAAAATGACTATTAAGAGAGTCACATAGATCAAAAAATACAGACTCATTATAACATAAGGAAAGAAATTTTCTTTCCTTATGTTATAAACATGCTACTTTCCGAGGCATTTCGCACGACTGCACTCATGTTCATCATGGTGGTTGTGTTTATCTTCTTGATCAAACCACAATTATTCTTCGATCGCCATGGCCAAATCAAACCTTTCGGACTACAAAGTGGTGAAGAAATGACTCCGATTCCATTAGTCATGGGACTCTATGGTCTCATGTTCATCATTTATTGTATTGCCGTCTATGTCTCATAGTGAGTCAACATTCTCCAATAAGTGATCACATAGCTCAACTAAATGATCAATTGCCTTGATCAGGAGGCCTTTTGGTACTGGATATTGTTGATATTCCCCAGTTAATTTGAGACTCTCTGGAACCCTGAGAATCACTTCCATATAATTATCTAGGGGATGTGGTTTCCGATAGCCACACAATGACTCTAACAGGAGTTTTTCTTTTTCTTTTCCCATTTGGTCAATGAGTTGGTTCAAGAGATCTCGACACCCAATTTCCAAAACGTGACCCAATGTGTGATCTTCGTCGATGAATTTAAATTTAGCAAAATTGGGAGTACTCAGGTCATTTTCCTGTATTACTTCTTTTGGTTGAGAATGCGGAATCACCAATTCACCTCGACTGTTTCGTAGACGATCATGGAGCGTTTGAATAGTTTTTTGTAACAACATTTTTGAGTCCAATTTACCAATAGACTCAAATGTCAGGATAATTGCTTCGGGTTGACGATGTTCCCGTCCGAGATAATTTAATTGTTCCTGATTGGTCTCAATTGGAACCTCAGTGGCCAGGACATCAGACGCAAGTTTCTGATCATTTTGTGTCATAAATTTATACATGACAATCCCACTATTCCAACGAGGATGTTGACGTCCAAGACCCAGTGTCGGTGACATCACCACATGAATTGTTTCTCCTGGATTGAGAGTCAATAATAAACTATTATGGGGGCATAAATGTGTAATGTCCAGAGGTTGGTTACGGTATTCGGCTGAGACATGGGAATGGACATACACACTAACAATCGATGGTGTTAGATTTTTGAACGGTTGATCTGGATGATCCGGTTCAGAGATGAACAATTTAATTTCTTTTCCGTCTATACGTTGGTTTTCGACCCATTGTAGATCAATAGTGATGAAACCCATTCGATCAACCAGGACCTCGCGATGATATTGCGAGGTATTGGTTTTCACGTCAATTTGATCTGGAGCGCAGGCAAGGGTTTCAATCTCTGATGTGGCAATACGGCGCAACGCATTGACCACTGCCAGATCTAGGTGCTGACACACAACTGGCATAAAATGCGTAGTATCCACAGTTTCCTCAAACCCCAGCTTCTGATATTTTTGGTTCAAGTAAAAATGGTTATCGGTGATTAACTGGAAATACATGAGCGTTTATATCAACCGTATATAAATTATTCCCAAACAATCAATTTTTTGCTCTTAGCAAATGCCAAAATTTGATCGTCTGGAATAATTTTATGTACACAATTCAGATGGGTCACGACTGTGATTTCTATATCATTCATAAGACCAGGTCTTCACGATTGTATGAATGCCATTATTATATTTCTTTTAATTTCTCCACGTTTTCGAATCAATATGGTTGGCATATGGACACACTCTACAAACAATTATGAAACAACTTACGCCTGTTATTCAAAAGTTGGAAAATGATTTGAAAATGACACCGTATCAATCTTGTCAATATCCGGAAGGAACTGACGGATGGTCTCCGATTCCAATTGTGTTTTTAGATCATCTAAGATGTCTGTACAATTGTTGTTCCCAAATTGCACTACTTTATCCAAATGATAAAGTAGTCATGTTTAGTGATCAAGTATTTACAACGACCCCTTATCAGAATGATGGATATCAATCTGATGGATATCACAAAGAGATTATCCCATCAGATGATGATGATGACTAAAATTACCTGAGTCTGATTTTGGGAACGATTGAATTTCCTTTGGCAAAAACATGAATTTACAAATAATTTCTAGCTCCCATGGCGAATGGGAGCTGAGGACCTCCACCACTGCGACCACCATTTCCATTTCCATTTCCATTTCCACCACCTGGCATCATTGGCATACTGAATGGAAGTGGTGGTGCACCGTTTCCTCCATTTCCACCTTGTCGTCGCGAAGGCATTGAAAAAGGTAATTGAGGGACTGCAGAGGGCATCCCGTGTTGACCAAACGGATTGGGGTTATATGTGGGAGCACAGCCACTTCCTCCTTGTCCGCCTCCGTTCTGGCCAGGTAAATTGTAAAAGTTACCATCACCGCCACCTCCACCCATGTTCCTGTTTCCACTTCCCATATCTTCCATTCCTCCGATTCGCTTGACCGGTTTGGGCACATCGGTATCACGCATCTGTTTCAACATACTTAACCGTTGTTCCAATTGCCCGGATAAATCTTTTTTCATCTCCGTGTTTTCCGCGTAAGTGGTAACATGAGAATCTCCGGCCAACGATGCAAACTGTTGATTGATGGTTCCCTCCCGGTTAACAAAACCGCGATTGTAATCATTATTGAAAAATTGGTTATAGTCACTGGTTTTACACTCATCTCCCAGGAATGCACATTTGAGATCATTTCCACTCAACGACCCATATTCAAATCCATTGGCCAATTCCTGAAAACTGCCATTTTTCAGCCATGAAATCGCATCTTGTCCAAAAATGGGCCGATTGAATCCCGAGACAATAATCACGGGAACCTTCCCGATTTGTTTAATTTTTTCAGGAATTCGGATATTGGGATCATTGACGCAAACTAAGATGAATTGCTTTTTCAAACTTGGATATTTTTCCAACTCTTTTAAAAATTCGCGACTGTGTTCGTCGTTTGGATGAATACTGTAAAAAAGTAGATTTTTATCCTTCAGCGAAGTCATTTATATGATAATGATGAAAATAATTTTCTAAACTTAAACTTGATCTTGTTGACGTCAAAAGATGATGTAAACGAAATCAACTTCCTCAACTTCCTCAACCAGACCATCCAGGAACGCGGAGATCCTCGTCCTGGAGACAATAGTTGAGATCACCATCTTTACAGACATAGGTGGTTTTCCAACACCACTTCATAAAACTATCGCGATCATTCGGAATGGTTGTTCCGGGTAGCGTCACATATTCACGCTGGGAATTACGCCTGTCCCACACATCCTCCACATCCTTATACAAATTATAGTTGAAATATTTATCGCGTGTTTCGTTGGCCTGAGAATCATTATAATTGCAGGCCGGTGGGCGATTAGGATTATCGGTGTAGTCGGTTAACAAGACATTCATAAAGGGATTATTGGGCGTGGGCAACTGGCACACATCCCCATTATCATTGACTTTGATTGGAACATCCTCCTTGAGACCAAACTCTTTTTTCACTTCACCATCAAATTGCTCTCGGGTTTCAGCATGTTTAAGCAATTGGTTATATTGGATCAGATAAATAATGGCAGCAGCCACGATTCCGATGAACAAAACTTTGTAGTTACGATAGATCACTAACAAGACTAGACTCAAATACATGAAAAACCTTGTTAAAGCATTTAATTTCTCCACATCATTCATATCCTGTGTTGGGAAAAATTCAATGGCTCTGTCTCCATTCCACAGAATGGAGATCTGATCTCCCCAAAAAGGATCATCCATGTGACTTTTTTGAACCATTTGATAAGTTGCAACAACTGGCGTATTATTAGTATTCATTGACCAACTATATCATAGTTCAATAAATTTATTTTGTTGACTTGAGTTCCGATGGCGAACTAGTCTTCGATGATGTCGTCATCGTCTCGGCAGTTCCCATGAATTGGTTGATAATTTTTTCAAGATTGGGTAATTCTGATGTCTCTCCCTGAAGTCCAATTTGAGAAAGATTTTCCTTCAGTTTGGTCGTTAATTCCAAAATTTTGCTCTCACACATCTCCATTTTCGTGTCGAATGACTCGGCTGGCGAAGCCGAAGTTGGAGACGATGTTGAAGCTTCAGACTCAGAAATATCGGTATTTGCGACACATCCTTCTGCAATCTTCTGGAAAATCGCATCAAGATTGGGCATACCCGGGATCCCTTTGAATTTCTTCATCAACTTCTCTTGTATGCCTTTAGTTTGATCTAACAAATCTTGTTCGGTTAGTCCTTTCTCTTGAATGATTGTCTTCAACCGATGAGTTACACGAGTGATCATCTCCTCCAAACGATGATTGTCTTTTCCCAAAAGCATCTTGATCGCCTGAATAGGATCCTGACCATCCTCAGGACTTAGAGTGATTTCGGACGCGATTTCTTTGATGATTTGTGTAATCACATTGTTCTCGTCAAACAGTTCTCCCAACCCAAACATCGATTCGGCCTTCTCTTTGGCTTCTTCATCTTTCAAGAGTTTCTGAGCATCGCTTTTAATTTGCTGCTCATATTTCATATTTTGAATCAACCCGCCAATAATCTCACGTTGTTGACGCAGTAAATCCGCGTATTTCTCATCCTCCTTGAGGACAAAGGTCCCTAACAGAAACAATGTTTGCAAATATTTCCAAATGCTCTCTCTGGAATTGTCTGTTAAATCAGTATTTTTCCACAACAGTTTAAAATCGACTCCCTTGAGTAATTGAATCGGTTTTCCGGGATAATAATCATCCTCCTCACTAAAGAGACCCTGATCACTCGTGGAAATTTCTCGATTATATTTGGAAAAATAACGGATAAACTCTCCCACGAATTCAACACGGTGACCCTGATCAACAAAAGAACGATAATATTTGTAGTACTTGGAAAATAATCGTTTGTGTTCTGGGAACACAACTTGGAGCTTTTTGATGAATTCAATCAACTGATTATTAAATTGAATCTGATAAGTTTCACGCTGACTCATTGATATATCAATTATCAATGAATCATTTTATGTACATCATCACTTCACTCAGTGGATTTTTCCTGATTTAATAAGAGCGTCACGATGACTGGCGAGCACATTACCACTCATGATTTTTTCCGCTAAAAGACAAATTATTTGAACATAATTCCAGATATTATTCTTCACACTGGTTGACAATTGCTCCCAAATTCCTCTCATTTGTGTAATGAAAAAAATGTCATCCTGTGTGATATGTTCTGACTCTTGCGATCCGTCACAGATTTTGGAAACCTCGCCGGTAAAGAACGACTCATCACGAGTTAGAATCTTATCAGCTGCCGCAGTTACACCATACTGATAAAATAGTTCAATTGGCTTTCGGACATTGGCTTTTTTAAACAGGATCAGTTTGTCATAATATTTATTCATATCGACAATCTCTTTCTCTTTGCCATGCTGTTTGAGAATAATGATGATTTTTCCCTTAAAATCGTCCACCTGTTTATAAAACCGACCGATGTCAGTTAAAGGTGGCTGAATTGAAATTCCCGAAGTTGTTGTCATCTCGTATGTTTCATGTTAATTTGGATGCTTTATATTGATTTAAATTTGTAATTGTCGATCATTGGGATTGCCGGTTAACAAGGGTTTGACGAAGTCTTGAACAAATTCACGGAGCGGACGACTGACATGATAGAGTTGATAGTAAATTGTCAAATCGTTATTGGTAATTCCAGTGTGATATACACCGATGGTCAATTGCGTATGTAAATTGATCAACCCTTCAATTGCATCAGCATACTGATCCAAATCAACATTACGGATTTTGGCCACCAATTCCATAAAACCCTGGTCGTGCATGTGACCAATTATTTCCAACAAAACAATTCCTAAGGACCACTCATCGGTTTTGATCCATCTTTGTAGGGTATCGGGCGATTCGGGATCTTCGATCGCAAAAAAGATCTCGGGGGCCGCGTAAATCGGACTGCCAGCATGTCTTTTCTCCAAACATTGGTCTTCATGACATGACAAACCAAAATCCACAAATTTGACGTTGAGATGATCGCGATGTGAATAGATCATAATGTTACTAGGTTTAATGTCTCGATGTGCCACGTGAACCGAGTGCATGTCTTGAAGACCTTGTAAGAGTTGTCGACACAGTTGAATCATTTGCTGATCTGATAATGAGAACGTTTTCAGTTGGACAATAAACTGTTCCAACGTGATGTATTGATCTAAAAATTCAGTAATAATGTAAAACGCATGCTGGTCTTCCGCAAAGTCAGTTTTACAAAGGACATGTTGGGGTCTTTGACGATCTTGACAAATGGCATCTACGGCGCTCAGAGACTCCACTTCATGCAAGATCTCTTGTTCGTTGTCTAATTCATAGACTCCCGGACTGATCACCGAGTATACTTTGTCAATCTTTTTGATGGCGACAGAAAGTTCAGTATTTTTGTCCAATGCCTTTGTAACGACTCCAAACTTCCCTTTCCCCAAGACTTCCAAGAGTTTGTATCGTTTGGGTTGATAGTGACGCATTTTCATATACAATATAATGACACTTTATTTTAAAAATTGAATCTCGTTGGCTGACGTATCACCATGATTCCATTCCTTATTCTATCAAATGGAATTCATGAATTTACTTATGCAACAGATGGAATTCATTCGAGAGGATTTTTTCGGTGATTGGGATGAATCTGATGGGTCTATTTCACTCTTATGGAAACCGGCCTATTTAACGCGTGCAATCATGTTTCTATGGACACAAATTGGTCATGCACAACATCCGATGACCGAGGATGAAGCCATCAGAATGTTGAAACAACTGTTAAAGATGACTCCATCGTGTGCCGCATGGATCACTGCACAACATCTTCAAGCGGCCATTATTATGAGATGGGAAAAGATGGTGGTTATGATCACTGATTTATTAGAACATCGGCAGGATTGGTTTACACCTGACGGTGAATATCACTATTTGGCAATTGATGGTCCAGATCATTACCAAAATGAATATCTGGCTATGCAAATTGACCACCCCATTGCGGCTCTTAACGGTCCTCTATGCCCACCTCATTATCTGACCCAATGTGATTCCCACGGAGCCACGGCGGTTAATGATCTGGTGCTTGAAGAATGGCTAAGTCAAGCATCAGATCAACACCGAAACCACCTGATTCAAGTGTTGTCTCGCGCTTGGGCGAGCTCGACCGCTCAATGGTTAGTAGAAGAAAGCCAAAGTTTTTATCAGAAATTACAAGCTGACATCTTAGGCACGGTGGCTCATTCGGGACAATATACATTCACCACAGTTTTGTCTCCATGTTATGCACCACAAGTTGAGTGGCATTCGCGCGACACTAGTCGCGCATGCCCCAAGTGTGCTGGTCTCGAATCCATGCTCCCACGCATTTCCCCCGCCGCTCCATTAACACCATTGGGACAAGTATTGCGAGATGCCAAAGAAATCCGGCGACACAGGATCTCTGGTGTCTGGTGGTGTGCCACACGACTCTTAACCATTCTGTATTGTCACCGAGCGTACGCCCCAGGCGGTCCAATTTATCTGAAAGCTCTGGCTGATTTCACGGCAAGGTGTTCCAAATGTCAAAAATAACAAAATTTCATTTCATTTTCTTCCCTTTGGATTTAATTTATCTGTTATCATATAGTATAAACGATGTCAAAACCTGTATCTAAATGGGACAATGAAGGACGGTTACGGGAAGATCATTGTGAGATCCAAGTGGCCGATCAAGAAGCACGCCGAGGAGGTGAGTATCAACTGTCTGGTTATGATTCCAATCGTCAAGATTACATCAACAATATGAATGATCGGATGCATTTTCAGAAAGTTTATCGAGATCAGACTCATGCAGTGGATGACGAAACCGCTCTTTTCCTTTCTCAATCGACCAATCCTCGTTATCTAAACCAGCTCTACACTCGTCCTTATGCAGGCTTTTTCTGTGGTCCGGGAATGCCATCTCTCGGCAACAAGGATGTAGAGTCTGCTCTTCAACAGAGCCTGTTGACCAACTTACGTCAACATTCCTGCGAAGCTTGTCGTGGCAAACCCGCACACCGGTACTACCATTTACCAGACTATGGCAACCCTCAGAAGGTTGAAAAAATCATTCAGCCCTCCCCGGAAAACGGCGGATGGATTCGCGGAGGTGCTCCGACACGAGATCTGGTCCGTCGGGTTGATTATCTGAAACGATGTGGTAATCAATTGAATGCCCACATGATCTACAAGGGAGACTGAGGCTTCTTTCCGAGAAGGCTAATTTTATTTTCTGATGTATAGATATACATCAATGAGTTGGACTCGGACACATTATGATCAGTGCGCATACCAGAAAGAACTCAGCCAGAGTACATCACCCATCCATTACACCATGGATGGAAATAAATTTTACAATAATCACAATTGTCGTCCCGATCTAGGAGTGGTCGGAGGCAACAACGTGTCTCTCACTCAGGGCAACATGGTGGATGTCGAAAGTGACCTTATGGGAATTACTCGACAAAATTCTCTCTGTCCTGAGAGAAAATATCTCCCTCATTGTCACCAATGCAGTGAGATCAGTGGCATCCCATGCGATGGCGCCAAATGCCAACATGCTGACTTACAGCATTTACCTCAGTGCAAAATGATCCACTATGCTCCCCGAATTAACCACATTGGTTATGAAGTCCATTATCCTGCTTGTGGTCCCAAAGCTCCCAATCCACCACAATTTAATCCGCTTCAGTTTAACGTTAAATCCCAGCTGTGAAGGAAGACACGTACATGAATCCTCAGCTTTAAAGTTTTCATTAAGAGAAAATATTATATTGAGAATTTATATAATATTCACTCTATTCAATGACTTCCAATACCTCTTCTACACCAGGCCAAAATTGGAGCCGTGCGAAATATGATACTAATTACGTTCCAGTAGATCTTCGTCAATCAACCGCACCATTGGCCTACTCACTCGATCCCACCTATGCCGAGCGTTGTGCACCCTGTTTATCAACAGAAGTCGGATGGTTAGGCAAACAAGGCGTCAGCTACGATCAGAGCAAACCCTTGGTGGATACCGAATCTGATCTGTTTAATATTAATCGCATGTTGTCACGTGATCCCCGTTACAAATACCAGCCTTCATGCAATGGTCCTGACTGTGTCGGTGTGATTAACGGATGTGACAAATGTCAACCCACCTTGACACATTTTCCCATTTGTGAACACATTAAAAATGAATCATCTCGTCTGAGTAATCCCACTTCCACACTGCGTGAATCTGGAGTAAATCGTTTCCAACCCATTTGTCTCGACCCTCAAACTCCATCGAGGTGGGAACACCCTGGCGAGGTCGGAATTAATTACCGAATGATTGTCAAGGATAATCACGTGCCATGCATCCCTCAACCGATTGATCAAACTGCTGCTCTGCCACCAGGTGGCGAGTTGCCTTGTGAAACACTCAAACCCATGTGTTTACCCCCAATCACCGCCATGAATTCATACCGGTACCAAACGGAACAAATTCCCATCAATCAATACAAATAAACAGAAGTGAAAGTCAGGTCACTATCATTTTAACTTTAGGTTGAAGTTCAAATGATGGATTTTTTCTGGTGAAATATTATATACAATCGTATTTTATGGATATCCCCATTTATATTGGTTTGGGATTAATGGCTGGAGGTTACCTCCTCAATCGGGATGGGAAACAAGCCAGACAGAAAAAGCCAGAGGATCATTCACAACGGGATGCTGAAATGGAGAACAAAAAAGCTGGAGGTCATCACATTTATGATACAGGATATTTTAACAAGGTTCGGGAAATTGAGGATGACCATGTAATCACCAATTTTGAGAAAAGTTTCGATCCCATTAATACCAATATTATTCCACATTATTTCAATACACTCAACGAGACACAAGTCAAACATACCAAAAACCCCAAATATGACAAAAACGTTTTCCAAAAAGAACTAACCAAAGTTCTGAAAGTCACACCCATTCAACTCTCGCAACTGGAAACCACACCCAATGACTTATCTCTGATTAATCAAGATGATTCGGTGGAAAGTGGTGCCATGAGCAGTCCACCAAAGGGATTGTATGCCGAAACGGAACTTAATCACGGGTGGAGCCAATTATTGACGCGACCGACTGATAATCGAGACAATGGAAATCGGTCGACACCGCTGACTCATAACAATATGGTTCCATTCTTTGGGGGGTCGGTGCGTCAAAATATGGACATTGATAACCGAATGCTCTCCGGAAAATTAGAAACATTCACAGGACAATTCAAATTGGACCAGAATCACAAAGAGGAAGCCAAACCCATGTTTGCTCCAGTTCAACAAAACATATATCAGGTAACGGAACCACGAGAAATGGATCGTTATGTGACCAGTGTTCAGGTTCGAAACAATGAACTACCATTTGAACAGGTTCACGTCGGGCATGGATTGAATGACGGTTACACTGCACGACCCAGTGGAGGTTTCCATAACCCACTCCGTGTTCTTCCCAAGACGATTGATCAACTCTTAGTTAACCCCCGTGTGGTCAACGAAGGTCGTGTAATCCGAGGAAAAGATATTGTGGACCAACGTACGGCTCAGATGAAACAGTTTAAATACACACCAGAACTCTTGGTGACTAATTTCAATGGAGAACGCAACTTCACCACGACTGGAGTCAAACGGAAACCCATGGTTCGTTCCGGAATTGTCCAAAAACCCACGGAACGTCAATATTCGAGAGAACTCATGGGTCATGCGGTCAGTCAATCGGGTTCTAAAAGAACAACTGCCAAATTACTCCCCAAAACCAAAACTAGTCAAAAACCACAATTCCGTAATACACCATTCAGAAATGCAGTTCAAGATCAGGGAAAGAAACATCACGATAACCAACAGAAGAGCTTCGAAAACCGTCAAAACGAACGAAGTACCACCCAAGTTAACTATGGAACACAAGGGAGATCTTACGCTAACTGGAAGTCAGAAGTGGGTCAAGGTCAAGTTTATCAACAGGATTTGGCTAAGAAAACACGGAACCAATCCTACGTGGTGGCATCTAATCCCACCGGATACACGGCACCAACCACACAAAAAGGAGTGGTCTATGATCCATTGGATCAAGCTAAAACCACTGTCCGGGAAACGACTGAGAACCATACACATCTGGGACTCGTTAAGACTGATCAAACTGGGGGACAAGTTTACAATCCCTTGGAAATTGCACGAACCACCATCCGAGAGACCACCGAGAATACTAATCACTTGGGACCCGTTAAAACCGATCAAACCGGGGGACAAGTCTATAACCCATTGGAAGTGGCACGGACAACCATTCGTGAAACTACGGAGGACCAGACCAGTCTGGGTGTGGCTCATACAAGGGACGTTCAAAAAGGACAGGTTTATGATCCCAACAGCATTGCACGAACCACCGTTAAAGAGACCACCGAAGACTCTCGTTATACTGGAGGCAATTATGTCTCCGCCAATCATAAACTCAAAGTCTACGACCCCTTCGATGTTCCAGTCACCACTCATCGTGAAACCACTGAGAATAATGATTATCTGATGACCGTCTCCTCCACGGTGGTCCAGAATGGTAACGGATATCAAACGGCTCCAATGGATGACAAAAACACACAACGACAATTTTACAGTAACTGGTATCATGTGGGTGGTGCGGGTCAGGCGGATGCTCCTTCCAATCCACAACTGTACGAATCGGCATACAATATGCGTCAAAACAACAACATGGAAGTGGTTGCGGAAGGCCGAACACCCACGTTAAGTGGCATGAAATTGGCAGCCGGTAAGGAAACGTGTTCCATGGAAATCAAAAAATTGGAATCGGATCAAGTCAATCAATACAGTGTGACACGAGCTCCGACGGTCTGTAATCAGCAACTACCTGCACGTCCTTGCGAATTAACGACCATCAAAAACAATTTGCCACAGATTAACACCTATTTGGACCCCTCGATCTTGAAAGCTCACGAACAGAACCCATTAGCCCAGAGTTTATATTCCTGGGCTTAGGGGGCGAAGCCCCCTATGACCCCTTGCATTCCTGGGTGTGATCGTATCTCCAATTTTAATTAACGCTTCTTGTGATCCATGGATCACAAGAAGCGTTCAGATACATAGAATTTATTTAAGATGTAGATTTATAACCGAATGTCAGAATCGATTTTAGTCGAGGCTAAAAAGGACACAACGGAAAAATTGGTGGATCTCTTATGTCCTCACATTTACAACGGTTTACTGATGATGTACAAACAATCAGTCGAACTGAATCCCAATGAATCCATTAAAATGTTCCAAATTAACCTGGGACGTGTCCCTGTGCTTCCGACCACCACACTTAAAAGTGATTATGAGTACCTCTTACATGAGGGGAAATGTGATGAAAAAGAGTTAACTCAATTGATCGAAAATCTGTTCATCTGTCATGCCAAATTAAACTTAATGGCACGCGGCTTATCTCTGGACGCCAATATCAGTCTGAAAGACTTGGAGATTCCCACCAATATGAATTTTGTCCATCAATGTTACATTAACACAGCCAGAGAAATTTATCCCAATGCCTACCTATTCTCTCACAAATACAGTTTAGAACAACAGGCACAGAATCGCGAATTTATCGACCAGAAAATTACCAAGGGAATTGAACGCACAATTCGGGACTTTATTCCGCTCGAGACCTTGTTCAATAAATATATTCGGAACAATATCACACGCAAAAGCGGAAAACAAAAAGGAGGCAAGAAGAAAAACAATTTGGAATCATTGATGAATGTTAATTTGGACACCTCATTTGTTGATGAAATCGAGAAAAATGTGGATCTGCAATCCAACCGATTAATTGAGGAAAATTTGGCCAAATTGAAAAATTCAACACCATCGTTACCAGCTGAACATTTTTCTAAAATTATTTTACCATCAGAACAACTCATAGACACCATTATTCCACCAGAGTTGTCGGAATCCCCCGATACCCCCGATACCCCCGATACCCCCGATACCCCCG